CAAATGTGACTCAATAAAAGCCATCTCATCAATAACAAGACAGTTAACAGATTGACCACGAGCAGCAGTACCGGTAGTAGTTGTAATACCTATTCGACTTCCATTTTCTAATGTCATCGATGTCTTAGCATACTCTTTGACAGGAGGCTTTAACCAGTTTGGTAGCTCTTCGTATGCCATTCTTACCCGTTGGAAGATTTCAATAGCTGTGGCTTCTTTGTTTGCTACTAATAATATACGTTGATCATTATTAAAGCATGCTTGCCATAATATATAAATGGTCATCATAGTTGACTTACCAATCTGTCTAGATGCTAAAAGACAGAAAAACCTAGTATCTCTCATTTTTCTTAGAGCTCTTTTCTGAGGCTTATACAGCTTTATTTTTTCTTTACCTCTATCTAGGTTAATGATGTGAAAAAAGTTCTCAGCAAAATAGAGTATGTTACTACTAGCCTTTTTAAGGTCTCTTACCTGTTGCTTAGTATATTCACCCTTCCAATTAACATTGGGCAAATTACGATTGCCCATATAAAACATATTATCTTCTCTAGCCACAGAAATATTTAGTAGGAGGCATAAATAATTACATGTCTAAAAAGAAAGACCTAATATCAATTGGTGAAGCTTACGGTGATATACTTAACCGGGTTAATATAAAAGAGGATAAATTACCAGTACCTGCAGGTACGGTTGGTGAGGCACCTCTTGAGCAAGGAGGACCGGAAGAAGAAGGTGGGTTTAGACCACCTCTTGTTGATATTACTAAATTATCAGATAAAGACAAAAAAGATAATGTCTATAATATTCGTGGATTGACTTACGGGGATGGGAATGAGCCTGGTATTAATAACCAAGTACCGGAGCCAACAGGGCCAGAGTACGCACAAGTGCCTTACTCTGGTATAGTAGGTAATGAAGAGGATGAAGAGGACACGAAGCCAGGTGGTTCTAATGCAGGAGACTATCCAAACGTTGATAAAGATGATTTTTGTGGACCTGCGGGTGGTGCGCCAGAAGGTAGCTACCCTGTTAATTCAGAAAAAAGAGCAAGAGCTGCTCTAGCGTATGCTCATAATGCTCCGGATCCTGAGGGTATTAAAAACTGCGTGTATAGAAAGGCTAAAAAACACGGTTGGTTTGATAGACCTGACGAAGAAGATGAAGAAATTTTAGCAGAACACGAGAAAATTGCACGCGCGGGCCTAAATAATTTTATGAGCAAGTCCGTATTTGATAAACTTTATAATAAGGTAATGGTTAGTGAGAGCTTTGGTGAAAATGCCGAAGATGTTACTGAGCTTGAAGCCCTTGGAATTGAAACCGATGTTGAGGAGGTTGTTGATGAAGTTCCAGAGGAAATCGCAGTAACTATTCCTGGTGAGCTAGCACAAACACTCGCTGATATATTACAAACAGCTTTAGCACAACAAGAGACTGAAGTCGATATTGACGTTGAGGTTGGAGCAGTCACTGATACAGAGTTTGAAGAGGATGAAGAGGCAACCATGAAAGATGGTGGTGGATACGGTGTTGATGCTGGATCGACTCTTTCTAAAGAAGTTAACTACGGTAAAAAGAACAAAGTTGGTAATTTAAAGACACAGGGTGCTGCTACTCAGAAAACTGGCGGTGGATACGGTATTGATGCTGGATCGACTCTTTCTAAAGAAGTTAACTACGGTAAACAGAACAAAGTTGGTAACCTTAAAGTCGGTAAAAACGCCTTTGAGTAAATCGCTCAAATATTAATAATTTAAAAGCCCGTTGAGTTACCTCTCTTCGGGCTTTTTTAATAAATATAGATGTGAGGTTTTACAACGAGACTCTAAATCAAAAATTTTGGTCTAAGGACAAAGAATTTGACCCAGGCATAAAGGACAAACTCTTGTCTATAACCGATGATTTTACAGACAAGTTGAGCTTAGATGGGGTAGAGGTATATGATATTACCCTTACTGGTAGTAATAGTAACTACAATTATAATGAGTACTCTGACTTAGACGTTCACGTATTAATTGACTTTAAAGATATTAATGATGATGAAGACCTGGTTAAAAAGGCATTAGATGGTCAACGGTTTGTATGGAATCTCAGACATAATGTTAATCTTAAGGGTCATGACGTTGAAATGTATATACAAGATAAAGACGAGCCTCACATCGCCTCTGGTCTTTATTCATTAAAGGATGACAAGTGGATTACCGAGCCGTCATACGATCCACCCTCCATAGATATTAGAGACGTATTTAAGAAGGCTAATGCAATTGAATCTGATATTGAGATATTAAAGGAAAAGATTTTAAAAGCGAGAGGGGAAGAGGCAAAGAGGTTGCATGATAGAGCAAAGCGTTTAAAAGAAAAGATATCTAAAATGCGTCAGCGAGGACTAGCCCGTGAAGGTGAGTTTAGTATTGAAAATTTAGCTTTTAAAGTATTACGAAATTCACAAGCTATTGGTGATTTGATAGATCTAATTTCCACATCTTATGATAGGATCTATACAGAAAACTTTAAAACATTTTTTGAATACTATCAAGGCGACCCTATTATGAATCCTCTTATGAGAAGCGGTAAAAATATTAATAGGGTCGGGTTGTCTAAGAAACATTTAAATACACTACCAAAGCAATATAACCATAAATGCCCTCATGTAAGTAACCTAGTAAAAGGATCCGCACATCAAATAAAGTTAATGGGACAGCCTCTATTAAATACTTTAGCAGAATATAATGTAGATTATAAATCTGGAGTAACAAATGGCCTCGGTAACTCTGGTGTTGAAGTAGAGATGTTCGAGGATAACGAAGGAAACCAATGTGGAATGTTAAGAAAGAAATAAAATGCCATCTACACCTCCATGCAATGCAAATAGACTAAACTGCCTTCCGGCAGAAGTGTTGGCAGCAACTGCTATTCCTTCTTGCGGTCAGTTTGTTAGTCCGTATAATTTACAGGCAGAGCAATTAGTATTTGATCAGGCGTTTAATGATCTAATTAATAATTTTGGACTTCCTGTAGACTACTATATTAACACCTTTAATCTATCAGCAGCAGATTTACTGTATGGTGAAGACTTTGGAAATGAAACTGATAGGAAACAATTTCAAGGTCCCCTGTCAGGGATGCAAATGTATATAGAGCTGTCAGATGACGCTATAAATTTATCTAAGTTTGGATTCGATCCAGATGACGAGTTTACCGCTTTTGTTCATATAAGCACCTTTCAATCTACAGCATCAGCATACTTCGATTATGCTGCTGTTGCGCAAGCAATTGAGCCAAAAGCTGGTGATGTTATAGACTTAAAGGTGTTAGGATGCGATAGACCGAATCAAAGAGGTTCAGTTATGTTTCAGATAACTGAGAGAATGGATCAAGATTTAGCTGTCTTAAATCCAATTCTCGGGCACTACATATATAGACTTAGAGGTAAGAGATATAACTACTCATTTGAAAGCGGGTTGTCTAGCGAGCCGGTCAATGAACAAATCTATGATAGTACCTTTAGTGGACTATTATCTACTACTCTTTACGGTCAATCTTCCTCTGCAGGGAAGCAGTATGCGAATGAACACGATCCTTATGACATTGGAGATGTATCAAAGGCCCAAGTAATGGATATGGACGTTAACGATACTGATATATACGGCTCGTACTATTAAGCTAACACAGCTTTAACGATAGTATCCACATTGTGCAGTTCGTCTATACTATCGTACGGGCATTGATTAATGACTCCTTGGAAATCATAATCGTAAAGATATGAATCAATGGTCCCTTCGTCCCGTTTTACGTTAGGTATAATGTTTGTATGCATATCATACCCAAAAATCTTTGGTTGTGTATTAACCCAGACGACAACAGAGGGTAATTTAAGAGGCACCGCAGCATGCTGCAAAGAAGAATCAATAAACAGCCTTTTGTCAGCATGAGCAATCATTGCAAATAATGGCTTCTTTCCAATCGTTCTCTCAAACCGGTGACAGTTGTCTAACTTAGGATGAAACTCATAACATATATGTACAATATTAAATTTATCTGCTAAGCTATTGACAATTTCTTGTGCTTGAATCGGGTGTATATCTCTAGTCCAGGAGTAAGGGTGTTGCTGGTGGTCCTTCCCCGGTCCTCCAAACGGTTGAAATACCATCATCGGTCTTTTACCGTCACTAAAATCATTCATATAAGTCCGGGCTTCTTCAATTTCTCTAAAATTAAAATTTATTACAGGGGTTTCATTATTAAACTTTACACCAACCATCTCACACCATGTTTCAATTAGATGCGTTTTCTTTGTGACGTGGTTAGTCTGTCTGTATGGATCTTGCGCAAATAATTTTACATCTTTACCCTTAATAACATCTTGATAAAAATAAGGAGTGGTACCGATTCTATAAAATCTTGCTATGTCTTTATTTTTAACCCATACTTCAGGCCAAGCTGAAACGACAATAAGTTTTCGCTTTGGATTAGCTTTTTTATATGCAGCTGTAACAGCTGTCGCAGCAATGTTTTTTCCGATACCGCCTTCAATGTGAAATACTGTAGTAGCCATACATCTTATATAGTACAAAGTTAATAATTTTCAACCCTAATTATTAACAACCTCCCATGGAGATTTTTAGGTCACAACCGGATCGCCATACCATTCCTTGAACTTTAGGATCAGACGACGGT